CCTGCTGAATGTATGTATGATTATGAACAGGCAAGAAGTTTATATTTTAAAAAAGCTACTTAATTTTATGTATATGCGGAATTACTTGGTTTGGTTTTGGTTCTAAATAAACATCTGCACATAAGTTATACCAAAGACTATTTTCTTTTACTCTTACACCATTAGCGAGTAAAGAACCACATTCACGTATTCTTGCTATCTGCCAATCTAATCTTTTATTTTCTAATATCTGTTGCTGTAGTTTAACTTGTGTTGTAGCAGCCTTTTCACAGGTAGATTGTAATGTCCGATCTAAAGGGATAGTAAAGTTAAGACTAAAACCAGTATTTAATGCATAACTATCTTTATTTGTACCGCTATAGTTTTGCTGATAAAAAAGAATATCACCAGGATTATCAGGTACACCATCATCATTTGCATCTGTAGGATCATAAAAAGGTGTTTCATAGTAGTCTCTATAAGGTTTTCTATAGTTAGCACCAAAGGTAACAAACGGTGAAAAACTTAAAGTTGCACCCTGACATACAATATTATTTCCAAACTGCTGAGTAGTCATATTGCCATTTATTGATTGAATAGCCATATTGGTAACGCTTCCATTATTTGACTGACTTACAGCATTAGCATATGCTTCTACAGGTATTAGGGCTATTGGGAAAAGACAGAAGTAGTAGTAACAACGCTTTCTGATTCTATTGACCTGTTTATTACTGTTATGTTTTGTAGTCCAGGTGCTTTGTATGTTTCTGTAAATTGAAACGCATTTCCTTCTGATACTGTCCAGTTTGGTTTGTTGTTTAAATTTAATCCTGTCCATGTATATACCTGTCCGTTTATAGTTTCATTAATATTTGTTGGCGGTGGGGTGATGCTATCACCATCCATAGAAACACCAACACCTGTAACTGTATACTCATATCCTGTAGAAAAATCTGTTGATGTAATTGTTTCTGTAATAGATGTTGTACTGTTTGTTGTGCTACTTGTAGTACCTGTAGTAAAGGCGGGTGTAATAGGCTGTGATTTAACTGGTATGGCATATACAAACAGTAGCAGTATTAATTTTTTCATTCATTATTTAGTTGTTACCTCAGTTACAAATTGTCCTGTTGTTATAGAACCTGCACCACCTGGATCTAAATCTGTGATTGTATGATCAGAACCAATAGTTACATCAAATCCAGTTCCTACACCAGCAGCAGTGGATGTAACACTACCAAAATTATTAACTTCACCAACCTCTAAATCACCAGATTGCAATGTATCAGGCAATATTAATGATTCTGTTAATGACCAGTTTGTTGCATTTGAATTTATAGAATATTGTCCTGCATCAAAAGTAACTGCATTAGTTGTTGAATTAACGCTAAAACCACCTAACTTATCTCCTGAGTTAGATGTACCAACATTTGTACCAGATGCACTATAAGACCCTCCTAATCTTTCTACCTGTGTACCTGCTGCATTTACTTGTATAGATACAGAAGTTTGTAGCTTGCTTGTTACATCACAATACGCAGGTGTAGAAAATAAAAAAATAAAAGGTAGTAGTTTTTTCATGCTTTTGATTTGGGGTCTACTTCAGTTGCACCAATTATTTTTATAGGTGTTTCTACCCTTATAGTTTGGTATGAATTGTCACTTTGTGCAACTTCTTTAGATTTATCTGCTTTTTCTTCTTTTTTCTTTTTACCTACATCTACAGAAAATGTTGCTAAACAACCTGTAAATACACTTGCTATGAATGTAATATCTTTAGGTGAATTATCTTTTGCCATACCTGGTATTGTTATGTAATTAAGGCTGATAATAAAACCAGCCCAGACCATAACACCTAACCTAATAAACGTGCCTAGTATCTCTAATTGTTCTTCTTTATCTTCAAATTTTTCTTTTATTTTTTGTAGAGGATTTTTAGATTTTTGCTCTGACATGGGTTTTTAATCTATAATAGCTGTAGATCAAGGTTAAGAAAAGTGATAGAAGTAGTAGCAGCAGTAGGTGGGGCAATGTTAACAGCCTGTTTTGTATCTGTAGGTTCTGTATCTTATAGAGGAAGGCAATCAAGGGATGACTTAGTAAGGAATACAACAGCAATAGAATTATTAACAACAAAAATAGATGATATGCATGATGATATGAAAGAGGTTTTTCACAGGCTTAAAGAAGTAGAACTCGCTGTTGCAGAAATAAAGCCCAGAAGGTAAAAAAAAGGCTATCTAGCTTTGCAATGGGGATTAGACAGCCTATAGATGACCAATCTTAATTTAACGTCTACAATATGTTTGTAAAGCATAACAAAGCTATGTACAAAATTTTAAAACCTATATTGCTCCGCTTTCTTTCTACAACAGGATGCAAAAGGTTAATTATTGATCTATTACGTGTAGTTTGTAAGCAGACTACGAATACATTGGATGATAAAGCTGTTGATATGTTGGAACAGCAGTTGTTTCCTAAATTAAATTAATTAGTCAGGAGATAGATCAAGTCCAACACTTGCCCTGTCTTTCCTAGTGCAATAGGTTTTTTATAACTTTCAAGTTAGTAACCTAACCCTGTACTAACTATCAGGCTTCCCGACTACATTGTTATACCTCCTTAGAATACTTACCTTTTTCTATTAGCCAATCAAATTTATTTATATCTAATTTACAGTTTTGGCATCTTTTTACTGTCCAAGATAAATGTCCAGTAGTTGTAATTGTGTTGCAGTTAGGGCATTGTATTTTTGCACCTGCATAGCGTTTACATCTTGAATAACGTGTAATAGGTACAAATGTAGTCATTTGTTTACCTCCACAAATTTTACTTTTTCTACGTGCCAACCATATGTCTCTTCAATCGCATCAACTAATTCTGTATGGTTTTGTGCATCCCATAATAAATTTTTTGTTTCTGCTTCAATCTGTTGCTTACCTTTTTCTGTAATCGGTGCATGAAAATGGTTTGTGTTTGCAGTGTAATCAAACTTAATATTAGTTACTAATAAATTCATTTGCTTACCTCCTTACAAGCTAGTTCTATACCTGCATTACAATCTGTAACTGTCATGTCATATAGAGTAGAATCGAGGGCTGTATAAAACAACCCTGACGCTGCTAACATCATTAAAAAGTTTTGCATTATGCTACCTCCTTTGCGTTAAATAAAGCTGTTCTTGATGCTTCATCTAGTATGTTAAAACGTACACCTTTAGCTCTTCTGTTCCAACCTTTTGGTGCATATACATCACCTGTTGCTTGATTTATAAAACAAAATACTCTGTCATCTGCAGCAACCTGACTATATGAATTGTCATGGTTGTCTTGATACATTGCAACTCTATGAAACTTAGTACCCCAATCAAAGGTGTAATGAATTTCTGTATTTGTGTTGTTGTCGTTAAGAGTTTTGCATAACTCTTGTGCGTAGCTTGTAATTGCTTGAATGTTTCTCATTTGGAAAACCTCTCGGTTGTTTAGTACATTCTTAGTATATACAAGGGGTATACCCCTGTTAAGAGTTTGTTAACAAATAGTAACAAAAGAAAAACCCTCTATAAAAGAGGGCTGTAATTATTTACGTAAATTTAGTAACCTGATAACTGTTTTTGTCCACCACCTGCTACCTGTCTATTTAGTCCTACAGAACTACCTGCTGCTAGTCCACTACTTCTACCATCACCACCTGCACCTGTAAGTCTTGTTTTAGTAGGTAACTTTCCATATTTATCATCTTTATATTTTTGTATAATTGCTTTTTCTGTCTTATTTGATTTAACAACAGCTAATGCAGATTGGTTAACTGTCTTATCTGCTATTTGTAGTTGTCTACCATTCTGCTGTTCTTCTCTTTTCATCTTATGTAATCTGTTGTGTATATCTTCAGCAAAACCTTTTCTAAAATCATTTCTGTATTTAACACCTTTCATAGCAACCATAAAAGGGTCTTGCTTACAATGTGCAGCCCATTTATCATTTAGTGCTTGCAAAATATAATCTGTATATATTTGTATTTCTATTTGTCTTGCCTTAGAACACATAACATCTATCTGTCTTGTGCCACGTTCAAATCTTTTACCATTTTCATCACGTACACAAAATACTATTGTGCCATTGTAAAAACGTGCAACAGCAGAAACAATATATTGTGTAGCAGGGTCTATACGTTTGTATGGATCGCCATATCTAAATGATGTAGCTTCTATATCCTGTTCAACAGTAGCCATATCTAACTGCTGTTCTAGTTGTTCTCTAGTTATGCCTCTTGCTGCTAGTTGTTGTTCTAGTTTTGCTTCTGCAGCAGCAGCTTCATTAGGGTTAGTACTTGCTGTAAGTCCTAAGATTTTTGAAAGAACATTTAATGATCTTGACATTGGATTACCTCTCGGTTGTGTTTACAATATTAAATGTACAGCAAGGGTATACCCCTGTCAAGAAATTAGTTTTATATTAGTCATATGCGTTTCTTTTTTTTAGTACTTCCACCTCTGCAAAACATTTAGGACAAGATAAATTAGTCATTATTGAATACTCAGGAAAAGTAGGCATAGATTCATCAATATCAATATCACCTCCAACTATTAGTTCTGAATTACACCAATAACAATTCATAATCTAAAATAAAATACCTTGTACAGTTGGTTTATATGTTGAATCATATCTTTTGTTTTGTCCTTTTGGATATGCAAGTATTTTATAATTAAGGTCTTTAAATATTTTATTTTTGTTTTTACCTTTTATAAATATATATCTATGTTTTGGATTCACATCTATTTGCTTAAGTTTAAGATTATTTATAACTTCTTGTCTGTCTGGATATAATTCATAAGCTGTCATAACGTTATCTAATGTATTGTCAAAATTAAGTAAAGTTTTTAATTTAATCCAATCATCTACAGTAGGAAAACTAAAACCTTTATCTAATCTAAACCAATGTGCAGCAGTATCTTTATATCCAAAAATTTTATCTAAATTACTAGCTGTATATGTACCTTTATATTTTCTTAAAAAATTTGCAATATTTATTTTATTTATGTTTTCTTCATTTATTCTTCTTTTATTATGTTTAACATTTTTATCACCTTTTAATTTATTTTGTATATGTCCAATATTTCTGTAATGAAATTCATTACCATCTTTATCTACTAATTGTTTTGTATTGCTAGTTTTACCAGTATATAAAAAATTACAAGCCTGATATATATATCCGTTATGATTCATATTAATGTCACTAAAGCTAACAATAATGTCGAAATTTTTAATTAATTTAATTGCATTGCTTACAAAATAAGATAAAGAATTTTTAGGTAATCCTTCATTTACACATAATCTGTTTAGTTCTATTGCCATATCTTTGTATTCTTTACCAGCAATACTTTCACATAAGGTCGGACTAGCTGGCATACCAAAAGTGCAAACACCAATAAGTGTACAGCCTTCATACAATCCATATGCGTTAGTTATTGAAGGTAATCTTTTTGCATAATGTTTTTTTTGTAACCATTCATATGTCTCATGTTTTTTTATTGATTTTACTTTATATAAATTTTTTATACTCATTTTATTAATCTTGCATACTGTTCAATGGTCATAACTACACGCCAATTATCCCCTTCCTTACATCCTGGTCTTTTATTAAACCTGACCATAGTAATAGCATGGTCTACTTTTGCATTTAGTCTTTGCTGTTCTGCTTCTCTAGGTTTTCTTAGTACTGCTTCACTCTTATCTTTCATATCACATACCTGTACAACAGTATTAGGTATACCGACTAAATCACCTTTATCTTTATCCTGACCTGCACCAAAACGTCTTTCTACTATATGTCCTGTTGCTGCTGTTAAATATATACAGGCTTCTCTTTCTGCCCTATCACCTTTGTTTTTCTGTGCGTTCATTTTTCCAAATCATGTATTTTTTTCTT